CAAAGACTGTGTGCATACCCAAGAATGAGTGATCCAATATCTCATCTCTCCTAACCGAATGAGTATCCCAGCACTCGCGAAGTCGGTCACACTGGCATAGTCAATTCCAACAACTCCTGTTCTACCACTTAAGTCAGGAACATCGCCACATGATGCTTTGATGTTATCCCATGAGGTTACTTCGATCTCCTTATTGCCATCAGGGATATTCATACGCTTCGTCATGAAAGCGCTGAATTGTGCCGGGTTAAGTCTCCAGTCCTCATACTCTTTATCAATTTCTTCTCGCAAGTGCGGAAGGTATTTTAGCGATGGGTTTGGCTTCTCTCTTTTCTTCGGATCGTGAACTTCTTCTTTGTCATCAAGCTTACAAATAAAAGGCAACATTCCATTATCGGAAATATTGCCTTTTAAAATTTCTTTGGCTCGGTCAACGAGGTGATCCAGGGGACCGTCTCTTACATCCCCATTCGTTGTGGCATAGGTTCTCCGCGGATGCGGTTTTTTCCCTAGGCCGGTTGTGAAGACATTGATGTTTGCGTAATCCTCGTATTGGTGAATCTCATTGAAAACAACAATACCGGAACGCAATCCATCTTTTCCTTTTGGATTATTCGTCCGGTACTTTATTTTTGATTTAGTTTTGACATTAATGATCTCTTCTTTATTCCAATAAAAGTGCTTTTTTAATCTTTTGGTATTCTCAGGATCTTCTAGCACTCCATAGATATCATCAAAGGGAGCCCTGGCCTGAAGTTCACTATTAGCGCAGATGTCAACGTCATATTTTTTGATGCCGTTATATTTTGATGATAGAGCAAAACCCTCAAAGGCTATATATCCATCTTTACCAGCTCCACGACCAATGAGTAGGAATAAGTCCGGCCACCGAGGTAACCCGTTAGCTTTATAGGTGCAACAATGTAATGCGAAAACAAATTCTTCCCAGTCAAATAGTTGATCATATGGGAAGTACTTTATTAGGCCTAAATAGTTTTCCAGCTGTTCATTATCGACGTAGATATCTTCATTATTGAAGCATGACCTGACGTGGGCGACTAATAAATGTTGTTCTTCGCAGGCTTCTATCGTTCCATTCTCTACGGCTTCGATGTATTGGAGGATATGTTGATTAACCTTCTTAGAGGTCATCTTCCTCACCGCCAGATTGCGCCGGCTTGATCCCTAGCTCTGCTAAGAGTTTCAGCATTTGAGCATTAATTTTAATTCGCTGCTCAATACTGTCATTCTTTTTGAGGCCTTTTTGCCCCCCTCCATTGTCATATTTGATCGTTACTCCACGCCGCTGGATGTCGTCGACAAGAAGGCATTTAGTAACCCACATATCCATGTAGTCACCAACAAGATCTGCATAATATTTACCAAAGGTGCCGTTTCTCTCAAGCTGATCCAATAAATCTCTCTGGACCTCGGCAAATAATTCCGAGTTTAGATATTTCTTAGTTTTTGCATTTGCGGCCAAATCACCACCCCCCACCACCCCTCACGCGCGTAAGCCTAGGCAGACTGTCTATAACCCTTACCGGTCAAGCACCCCCTAATTAAAATGCGTTTTTTTCGACCGGGGGGTATCTACCACTCACCAAAGAATGAGCAGATCCCAACAATCCTGACATTATCACCTAAGCGTTCGCGGATTAATCTGACAGGCGTTCCTTCGTCTTTCAAGACAATGTCAACCCGTGATAATCTTCTGTCATTCAAAAGGTTTACATTAATTGTTTGTAATAGCTGTCCTAGTTCTTCCTTTGCCTCTCGTTCTAATAGCCTGCACAAATCGTTCCCTTTAACAGCAATCGGTATTTGATACTCACAAGCTACTTTAATGAGTGCGTAAGTCTTTCCGATTTTACGGTCAACCGTTTTAATTAACCATTCTCCGTTCTTATACTTTAACGCCTCCTCAGTGAGGCGCTTTAAATCACTATAAATCCTATCACTGTGCTTAATGACCTCGGCCTTCGAACGGTTCTTTGCCATATCTTGTATCGCCATCATAAGTTCATCGGTAATAAATAACTGTTCCACTTACCATCTCTCCTCCGTCAAAGGTTTCCCCTTTTTCTTTTTCCTGTATCCATGAACCATCTCATGGCATGCATGACACAAAGGAATAAGATTCCTAATCTCTTTGCCCTGGAATACATACACCTTACTCAGTGCCAAGCTTGGATGCTTTCTAACATACTGAATATGGTGAACCGTATCAGCTCGTTTGTAATACCCTCGCTCCTTACAGTGCTGACACTCATATTTAAACTCTAGCAAGACTTCTGCTCTTAACCTTAACCAAAGACTAGAGACATAGAAGTCATGCAGCTTATTCCCATCTATAAGGCTTTGTACCCATCGCCCTACTTCGCCCGAGTTACAGGGATTCAATCCAGACACCCTTGTTACCGCTCATCATCCGATCAATTACTTCAAACCTCTTTGTATCCTCATACTTAATTTTTGGAGGAGGTTTCATTGGTTCTTTTTTTACTTTTCTCTTAGCCATGTCTCCCACCTTTTGGGCAAAGAAAAGAGCCCTTCATTGAGCTCTTTCATTGTTTCCGACCTCACTTAAATTTAGTTCATATCGACATTATTCTTACGAATTCGAGTTTGCTATATGATAGGATGGATTTCAAATAAAAAGTCAAGGTATGAAATCCATCGTGTTAGGTCGTTGTATTGGGTGATATGTTTTTAAGATATATTTAGGGGAGGTAATATTTCTTGACGGAGAAACCAAAAAAGAAAATAAATTTTTTTAGTCCTAGTCTACTAATTTCTGGCGTTGGCATGTATATAGGTTTCTTGTTTATATTTGCTTGGAAAATGAGACTTTCTGTATATTCTTTTTTGGGTGAATATGGAGTAGCAATTTTTGGATTCAGTATATTTGGAACTTCCTATTTTTATCTTGCTTATTTAGTTTATACAAAGATATTAAAACGAAGAGCAAGTGTACTTAATTTTATTGACGTAGATGAAAGCAGTAGCAAGAAAAAACCTAACTCTTCCAGAAGATTTCAGGCTCAGAGGATCAGAAACATTCATACTATTAAAGTTGAAGCTTGCACGCGAAAAACCCCTATAAAAAAACCGACTATAGAGTCTCTAAATGATTACTTATTAAAGTTAACCTCAGTTATAGAAGAAAAAGCAGATGTCTCAGACAAAAAGGCTTCAATGCTATTAGATAGAGGTGTAAAATACTCGAGGAATGGTATCATTTTCTATATTGTCTCTATTTCAATCTGGCAAACTCTTGCCTGGTTTAAAGGCCTTCAGGTTCAATTCATTTATGGAATTGTATCCTGTTCATTCTTATTTATTTTTATAGAGTTTTTGAGCGCTTGGTTTTTGAAACAATACAGACATTTCATCGACAACTCAACCTACCTAATAAAGGTTAAGTCAGTCTTTGACAAATACATGCTAACAATTTTAGCTTTAAAGGAATTATCTAATGTGAAAGAAATTTCTTCTGAAAGCGTAAATATTATTGTTGATATGCTAAAGGAAGATATAAAATGGCCTGATGCAGAAATTAACGTCCATAATGATATCAGTTTTGCCAAAGAAGCATTAGAATCTATGACTGAAGCTTTTAAGCATGTCATTTCATTAAAAAGTGAACTTCACTCCAATGAAAAAAATGAAAAGGCTACCTGAAGCTACTAAATTAATAAGCAGCCCTTTCCGGACTACTCTTGGTATCATGGATTATAGGCAAGACACTGTCACCTATATGCCAATTCACTGCCCAAATGAAGTCTTTACGAATTAAGACCTTTAAGCAATTATTGTCATTCACTAAAGGAATTGGGAGGTCTTGTAGAAAGTAATTATTATTACAAATAGACGTAGTCACAGACAGGTAAGACCGAGCATTTTCTATCGATGAGAATACTTCACTGAATAATAAAGGAAAACACTTACAAGTTTACATATACTTATAATCGGACAAATAATGAAGTTCGTGAAATCATATATAAACGCCATTAAATAACAGGATAGTTTAGAGGAGAGGATTTAGAATGCGTTGTCCCTATTGCTTAAAAGAAATATTCTATCGGGCAGAGAATAACATGGTGTATCTCAGTGACACAGAAAATTACGATGGTTTTGAAGTAACGATGGGATTTTGCCCCGCATGCAACGAATTAATCGTATTGTATAGAGAAGGAGAAGTTGATGGTGCGGAAGATGGTTTAGAAGTTGTTCGATCGGAAAAACTGATTCTTCCAGTAACTGGATATATTATGGAATTGCCCGTCGAAGTTCCTAAAGAATACAGAGACGATTTTAAAGAAGCCTGCTTAGTACAGAATTTAAGTCCTAAGTCCAGCGCTGCATTAAGTCGAAGATGTTTACAAAGATTCTTGGAAAATGAAATGAACATAAAGAAAAGTAGTTTGCAAAAAGAAATAGATGAGTTTGTAAAAACAAAAAATTTTCCATCCATAATTGTTGGGGCAGTAGATGCAATAAGAAATGTTGGAAATCTGGCAGCACATCCATTAAAAGATACAAGTACCGGTCAAATTGTAGATGTTGAGCCTGGAGAAGCAGAATGGATCTTGAGTGTACTGGAAGCCCTTTTCGATTATCACTTTGTCCAACCTGTTAGATTACAAAAGAAAAAGGCAGAACTCAACCAAAAACTCGCATTACTAAATAAACCATTGATGAAGTAGCCATATGCTAAGGCTCAATCTGGGCCCCGCACTACTAATACTACATTCACGAATCTTGCCATGATGAAAGTAGTATAAGGCTACTTAAATTCCCAGAACGTTAAATAAATTGGTCGCAAAGGTCGCTCCGTCCTGGCACTGATGATTAAGCTTTTCTTTGAAGTTTAAATTTAGCATGTAAGGAGGCAAGAAAATTGTTAGACGATGAAGAGAGAATAGCTTCCAGCATTAACGAAGAGTTAATTAAGTATTCACCCACAACAAAACGAAGAATTATCGAAAAAGTTATTCTTGCAGCTCTCGGGAGTATTCCGTGGGTTGGAGCTTTTTTTAGTACAATGGCAACATTAAAAACTGAAGAAGGATCAATGAAATCTGATTATTTACAGACGAAATGGCTTGAAGAACATGAAAATAAGATTCGTGAGTTATTAATTACATTGTCGGAGATTGATACAAGGTTTAATTCCATTGGAGACGAAATTGAAGAGAGGGTTACAAGTGAAGATTATCTAAAAATCGTTCGTAAATCCTTTAAAGTGTGGGATGATGCAGATACTCATGAAAAACGTAAGTATGTCGCAAATTTACTTTCAAATGCTGCTGGAACTCGGTTGTGTTCCGATGATGTTATCAGATTATTTATAGAATGGATCAAATTATATAACGAATTACATTTTATGGTTATAAGTATAATTTTTTCTAATCCAGGGTTTACTAGATATGACATATGGGCGGAAATGTACGGTGAAGAATTACCTAGAGAAGATTCAGCAGAAGCTGATCTGTTTAAATATGTCATTCGAGAACTTAGTACTGGTGGTGTCATTAGACAAGCACGTTCAACCACAGGAGATGGACGGTTTCTTAGGAAGAGACCTGCAAAGAATCAAAGACAAAAAAATGCACAAACAATGGAATCAGCTTTCGAAGGTACCAAACAATATGTGCTGACTGATCTAGGAAAACAATTTGTTCACTATACGATGAATGAGTTGGTAGAAAGAATCGAGACATAAAATGTCCTCCCGCAATTCCTCAAAACTAATCTGATCCCTCTTCACATATCAAACTACTTCTGACATTATGATCACTATTCTTACCCAAAAATAAGACCTCACTAGATTAGATAGGACGTTGTTAACAGAGGCTGCATGAGCCTCTGTTTTTTCTGCTATAATTCTCCTACTATTAGGTGGCAATCGTATGACAAAACTAGAACATTTCAAGCTGAATATGCTGCTTAAATACTATTCCATGCTCGGTTAGATCTTCGACCATCAAATAAATTTTTTCCTCGGCCCTTCTAACCAGGGTCTGCACAGTACCCTTCTGTATTCCCAAGATCGCTGCAGCATCCCCAAAGGAATAACCATTTGCCCTAACCAACGAATATGCTTCCTTCTCTTTCGTTGTTAAATCTCTTAGGGCAATCTTAAGGTCATCTATTGCTCTAAGCAATTTCTCATTACTCTCAGGCGACTGGCTCTGTAAAGCAACCGCCCGAACAAAAGCGATATTTCGGGGATCCACTGGGACCTCTCTTTGAGTGGAACTTAATCTAGTAATCCCTCGATGACTACCCGGTTGTTTCCCAGTCTCCATATACTCAATCGAATAACTCAAACTGTCAGCACAGCTGCCGAGTAATTTTATATCTTCAGGATCGGTGGCCAAATTTTTTGCTCTATTGACATGTCTTAAAGCAATTTTGTACTCATTGATCAGTTCTATCACTATTGGCCACCCCTTTCATTCACTCCTTTATTCACATTCAACTAACGTCATGTCCACAATTTTATCCACAGCTACTTATCCCACAATCTAAACAGTGCATGCAGCCGCTTGCCCTGACAGTCTTTCCTCCACACTCCTTACATCCTTGGCCAAAGTTCATGTAAAAACAATGTCCTTTCCAATTAGGGTTCTTCTCAAGCTTAGATCTTCGGCATTCATCAGTATCCTTTATATCTGATCTGGAGCAGAAATGGTCCCCGCACTTTAGCATGCCTTTCCCCCATTTGCCTTAAGTATTTCTAATCTCTGAAGCTCTATCTCCCCGCTCCTAAACCAATAGTAAATAGACTGAATAATAAACCTTAGTCTTCTCTCATCGATTGATACGGCCTTAGCTCGTTCCGGAAGGAAGACTAGTTTATTCTCCTCCTTGTTTTCACCAGCGTAGTATTGGCCGTTAAGCACTACTAGTGATCTTGTTCCGCTTAGCTGCCCATTAGAAGAATCGCTCACGTTCCTTCCTCCATTCTTCGTCTTCTAAGAGTGCGTCTCTAATATCTCCTTGCTGATAACCTTCTCTTGCGAATTCAGGATTGTTCTCCAGGTAACTTTTGCACTTTTTACAAAGATAATGGGATCTGAAATTTCCCTCATATACTCCTGTTACATAAAAACAGTTTGATTCAATTGGCAATTTCTCTCTGCAGCCAAAGCATTTGCGAGGCTTCTTTGTTCTCTTAACTTCACGCTCTCTGCAGAAATCCATTATGCTATTTCAATTCCGTCAGGGACTACCCAGTCCCAAAATCCTAGTGAACCTTTAGCCTGCATAGGAGTTTTAAAATGCTTTACGTCCTCAAATATCCATGCATACCGTCCTATAGTGTAGTCACCCAAATGTATCTCTGTAGGGCTTAGCGTTTCAATGAACGCCTCATCGATGCGCTTACAATCAACGAGGTTTCCTACTGCCAGCACGTAACCGGTTGGGAGCCTCTCTAGGGAATATGGAAATAACAAATTGCTGATAACCGTTATGGATCTCGGATTGATTAAACATTTTACCTCTTTGAATGGTTTCTTCGCGGAGTGTATTGCAACCGCTCCCCGGACATTAGTTGCCCAGCTCCGTGTCTCAATCTTCTTGTGTCTTTCTGCCAGTAATGTTGCAAAGGGCTGCCATACCGTTAGAGCTCTCATCGTATATTTCCTCCTAAAATTCAAATTGGCAAGCGCTTGCGAATTTAGGTTTACGGTAAATACTTTCCTTGCCGGCCACCGGTCATAAAGAATATCCTTCTGCTGACCTCTTCTACTTCTCCTTTTTCACGGTGCTTTTGTTCACATGACCTAGCTTGTTCCGCAGCTCCTTTTTCTCCCCAATGAGCCTCTGGGTTCCACCCGGCTCCGCAGATTTCACATTCAAACCATCGCTTTTTTATTGCCGGATGCCGATTTCTGCAATCAATCGCTTTTTCTTGGGTATCATAGGACTTGTCACAGACCGGGCAAAGATAATACTCGATCTGGTTCATTTAAATGATCCTGCTCAACAACCAAATTCTCATACCCGTTGAAGGAATACGATAATTTTCAAGTTCCTCCACCTTAATGTATTTGCGGCCATAGATCTTTTTCATGTCCCGCCATACATCCCATGGGATCCGGAAAAAGTCCTCAAAGCCGAAGGAGACAAGAACAAAGGCGATGGCTCCAAGGCGGTAATGATTTTCTAACCCTTCAAGTTGTTCTTGAGTTAATCGGCCCCGCTCAATTTTGTCATGATCGGTGTGTTTCGCTTCAAAGACAATGCTCTTACTACCTATAAGGGTTCCTTTGTAATCCGGTTGAGCTGCTTTCTCAAAACAAGCAATGAACTTTCCGGGCTTTTTAGGTACCGGGCTTATAACCTTCATGGGCTCTGGAGTTTTCTCGATGTGAGCAATCCCTTGTTCCCGGTAATAATCACAGGCTGAGGCAATGAGATTTTCAAAGTATTCACCGAGAATTTTTGACCTCTTCCCTTGGAGCTGCCGGCGTGGATCCTTAACTCGTTTCATGGCCTCAAAAGCAGTAGGATCATTGTATCCTTCGGCATTCTTGCGATGCTCTTTATTCACTCGACTCACCTCCGTCAAAATGGGATATCGTCGTCATCAATATTGACTTCATGCCCAAACGAACTTGCTCCGCCAGTGCTGCTACTGTCCTTCGGGCTTAAGAAACGGACATTTTCTGCAATAACCTCAGTAACCCACCGTTTCTGATCGTCTTGAGCGGTATATGAGCGGACTTGAATTCTACCATCAACCGCTGCGAGCTTACCTTTTGCCAGATAGTTTGCACTGAGTTCGGCTAGCTACGATAGACTACACAGTTGATAAAATCAGTGTCCCGCTCCCCCTGGGAATTCTTGAAATTGCGGTCGCTGGCTAAGGTAAAATTACAGACCGCTACTCCGTTTGGAGTATAGCGAAGCTCCGGATCTTTAGTGAGGCGACCAATCAAAACAACTCGATTTAGCAATGTCAAAACTCCTTTTTACCAATCCGCAAAGGAATTGCGCCTTTTTTCGTTAGACTTAGCAACGGCTTCGGTCCAAGTAATTCCCTTTCTAATCGCTATAAACTCCAATCCTTCATAACCGGGTTGGCAGGACTGATACTCAGGAGTCATCTTGAAAATTTTCACCTCGTTAGCTGTACAACTTTCAGCAACTAACGCATTCATCGCAGCTCTCAAACTCTTAGGATCTGTTTTTATGCGATCTTTTCTAGTGACAATTTCCTTTTTCCCTGCCTTAATCCACCTGAGGTGCGCGTGCAAGGTGCTAACATGTAAGCCCAATGATTCAGCTAAGGTCTTATTATCCCCATGACTCTTAACTGCTTTCTCGTAAGCTTCCAGCGTCGGTAGTAAGTCACGCAGTTTTTGACGACCGCTTATTGGTTTTTGCATAGCTCCCTCCTGTTCTTGAAATTTTACAGGTAAAATTCCTCGTACTTCCCTGGCTTTGGTGGTTCCGGAGGCTTATCTCCCGGGTCCTTATTCCGCTTTTGCGTTTTTTGGCGATTACGCTCAGCCTCCCTAGCAAGAACATGATCGACAGTTAATATGCCAGCTTCTCTCCAGTCAGTTAAAACCTTGTTGAGATAATTTACTTTTCGGACATCTGCATCAAGGCAGCGTCTCAGGCCTTCAATGACAACAGCGTCAGATTCTGGGCTTCCTCGAACATAAAACTCATCACACCAAGCGATGATTGAATCTGCATCGCCCTTTGGGATTAACCGCCCCCAATTCTTTTCGGCCCATACGACCGCTCGTGTTCCGAGAGCCATTGAGCGGTCGTTTTTAGTTATGGATACGATTTTGCTTAATTCGTTCTCACGTTTAGGTGTTTGAGAGACTGTTTCCTTGGATTCGTTCGCGGTTACATGGATTTCATCATGCGCGTTATCATTGTTGTTAATAACTGAAAGTGAAGGCGTAGGAGTAAGTGAAGGTGAAGGTTCGTTTTCCCGCGATTCCTCGCGAGTTTCCGCGCGACATTGCGAGGATGGTGGGGCAGGGAATTTGGAATCATCAACATTTCGCTTGTCTTTCCTGATATGCGTCTGGTACTTAAACCAATTATCATGAGGCACCGCCATGTATGGTCTTTCAGATACCTCATATAATTCGATGAGTCCAATTTCGTGATACAAGCGCAAAGCTGTTTCAATGGATTCAAATGTGATTAAATCATTACAAGGAAAAACCTTGGCTTTTAGTTTTCTTGGCTTAGCCTCAGCCCTTCCCCAATCGTCAAGCGTTGTCAAAATCCACGGCCATATTAAAGCTGCTAGCGGATCCCGCTCAGCAATAGTTATTAGACGTTCATCGATGCTTATATCACTGGTGACAAAAACCTTCCTGCCCACTTGTCCACCTCCTTACGACAGAATGTTTCTTCTAAGATCACAACCGCTCAGACATCTTTCCGATGAGCCCAGCGACAGCCTTCTTGTACTTGTCATGAGCTTCTGAATCAGTTTCCTTGATCTCAACAAGTGTGCCTAAAAGCGACTTGAAGTCATTCACGAGTGTCTCAAAATGTACGCTAAAACGTACTCGAGCGGTACTGCCCTGCTGAGGCGACTCCTTGTCTTGAACCTTTTTCCGCAGCTCATCGAGTTCTTTCTGGACCGCTTCCGGAATCTTTTCAACGACATCCGCTGCTGTCACTTCGATCGGCTTATCTAGTTCCTGGGTAAGTGTATCGACCAGGTTTCTAGCCTCTTTAAGCTCTGCCTGTAGCTTGGATACCATTTCATCTGAGGCACCATTTGCTTTAGCATCGCTTAATTGGCCTGATAACCGCTCAACCTCTTCCTTTGATTGCTGCCGTTCCTTCTCAAGGGCATCCTGAAGCTTTTTAACATCGGCCTGGGTATCTCGAAGGACTTTATCGGTAACACGCAAATCCGACTCAATGTTCTGCTTCTCCTCGAGTAATTTCTGCGCCTCTTCTGCCTTTTCATCGGCTATGCGTTTGGCATTATCGGCAAGGTTTTTATCTTTAGCCCATGCGACCTCAAGCTCCATGACTTTGGCCTCGAGCTCTTGCTTTTCTTTGATGGCTTGCTGCAGCTCCCGGGTGGACATATTGTCAATATCATGGTCATGGATAAATGCCACTCTCTCATCCTGCGGGATCCCCAGGAGCGCAACAGCTTGGGTATAACTCAAATTGGCAAGCGCTTGCGATTTTGCGTTATCGCAGAATAGTACCATCTGGCTGGATCCGTATTCCTCAAAGATTCTTATTAAATTGCTGGCAGTACGCTGAGAATAATCAACTGATTTACTGAGCCAATCTCCCCACTCCCCATGAGGAAGCATGAGTTTTGCCTCAGCTAGCCGGCGGCCTATCTCAATACTGTTAAATAGAACTATCTTGCGAGTTTGTTCTTTAATACTGTTAATCTCAATGGCAATCATATCCGGTGTTCGATCCACGGATAGATTCTTGTCCACCATAGCGATCTCGTTCATGTGCGTTCCTCCTTGCGTTTATGCTGGTACTGATACCATGACACGTTCTTTTTTCTTTTTAGGAGTTAATTTCTGGTGAGTAAATATCTTTATAAATTGATCAACGTCGCCGCATGGCGGATATGAGCAATTGTTCTTTCCGCGAGCCTGCCAGATCACTTTATTTCTAATTTCCACCGTAAAATACGGTTTGTCTGGCTCATCTATTTTCCGGATAAACAGAATATCAACTTCACCTTTCGCATATCGAGCGCCGTAATTTCCAACACAATGATGTTGTTCCTTGCCTTCATTGATAAGCTCCCCGGTGCTTTCAGCAGCTCGTATGAATAAACCTGAGTGCTCAAAATAATAGTTTTTCAGATGCGGTGCTCTTAACTTTATTTTTACGTTCAGAGCTTTATCCTCGTTGAGCTTAATTTGCTTTATGGTGTTCTGATGGGCCGTATATAGATTCCTTGGGAAAAGCACCATTTCTTCTTTGAGGTCCATTTCAAGCGCGATACAATCCGCAATATAATCTCTCCATGTAGTTAACGCATTGTAAAAGTTGGTAAAGCGCTTGCTATGTTTTTCAAGCTGGCCATTAAGGTAATTAAAGGATCTCCTAAGGGAAGTATGTTTCAATGTGATTAGTAAGTCGTTAAGGTGAAATTGTTGCTTTCGTAGAGCATGTATCTCGGTAGGCGAAAGATTAGATCCGTCCTTTCTAGACAATTGCATGAGCTTTAGAAATAATGGGTCAAGTGAAACCTTAGACGCCTTAATTTCATTGAACTCTTTTTTCGAAAGTCTTAATACTTTGAATAAGTTCTTGCCTCGCCAGTTGATGGTGCTATAGGTCATTTCACCAGCCAGCTTTGCTTTAACAACGTCTTCAAATCCCAACTTAGTAAGATATTCAATGCTTGGATACTTTGAATAAAGATCAAAGAATTTGACCATATCCTGATGGTGATATAACTCCCATCCGCTCCAACTAAAGGGTGTATCCTTTACCGCTTCACTGATACTTTCCCTGGAATATTTAGTGGCTATAAATCTCTTATTGTCAGCGTTGTATTGTCCAAATAAGGAATGCACAGATTTTCGTAAATCAAACGTCCCAAATTGCATTGTTTTTGCCATTGAATAATAGCCGTACCGCTCGAACATCAAGCACTTACCCATGGTGAAGATATACCTGGTTCGTTCTACGCAGAGAGTTTGGACACAGTAATAATTCTCTGAATAATCACGAACAGCATAGACTCCCCGGGCAATAATAACTCCTGGATCTTTAGTAGATTTTTCGTAGTAGACAAAATACGCCTCATCAATCAATTTCTTGCGTCCAAGACCGCTTGCTTTGACGGTACATGTGCTATTGCATTCTGGGCATGTTTTTGATGAATTATGAGAGTAACCATCTGTCTTAAATACCTGCTTACAATGAGTGCAATAACCGTACTGCTGCTTCCCTTGCCGCCGGGTAAAGATATAACGGCTATGCAAAAATACCATTTCGGTGGCATATCGTAAGATGTCAGGGCTTAACCCTTCTGGAAAATGGTCCATATATTCAGTAAACATCAAATACCTCCTATGACAGCAAGTCCTCAAGCTTGATATCAAAGTCTTCGACAGGCTTTGTGGCTGTTGGTGCAGATGGAGCGGTTGGATTTACGGCCGCTTCCTTTGGAATGCTTTGTGGAGGGATATTTGAGGCGGGACCTGGAGCGGCCGCTTCAATCCCATAATATTTAAGGACAACAGTAAACCCTTCCTGATCGGTGAGCACAGCGCAATTACCGACCTTCTTTTTAGAGGCCTCCTTTCGCATTTCCTCAAGGCTTTTAGCAATGGTTTTGTCTATGGCCAGAATCTTCTCTGCACCCTGGGGATGTAATTCTAAATGCTGCAGCAGATATCCACCGACCACTTGAATGTAGGAGTTAGCTGTATTTTGAGTCATTTCAGACCGTATCTTTTCAATTGCTTTTGCCTGCAACGTTATCTCACCTCTCAAAATATTTCATTGCCTTTTCTGAGGCATCCTTAAGCTTGATGAAGTCTTCTTCCGTCCCGCCTACGTCCGGATGCATCGTTTTGGCTAACTGTCGAAACCGCTCCTTAATGTCCTCCTGGCCGTTAGGTATTTGCTCGAAACCTAAAAATCTAATAAAGTTCGGGATCTCTACTGGAGGCGGGAGAAACTTCATCCCTGCTACCCAGGTACCCAGTTCATAGATCCCCCGTTCGACCATTCGGGCAAGATCCTCTAGAGCTAATACGACTTGTGCAAATGCATCTGAACCATATCGAAGATTAATTCCTTTAGCCTTTGCCTTATCTATGCTGTGTTCGAAGCGGTAAAGCTCATTCTGGTACCGGAATTCGACCCAACAGCCGAATCGATCAAAGTTGTAAGTGAACTCCTTGACTCCGATCCGCTCCATGACTCGTTCAAGTTTCCGCTCGTAGGAATCAGAGTCTCCATATTGCTTCTTTGCGCCCATCAGCTGCCGCCACCCTTCAGATCATCGTCATCATATCTGTCATCCGGATGGCAGCCATCCCTGCAGTACCAATTCTTTTGCTTAGCTGCGAAGTTCTGATACCTCTGTTTCTTTTCGATCCACTTGCGTATCAGTGTGCATACAGTTCCAATCTTCATGTCCTTTGGTGGCCGTTTCTTGCCACAATGAGCACATTTGACAACATCTAAGATTTGGATCATTTCACTCCACATCCCATCAAGAATTCAATTCCAGAAAAGGTTATGGTACAATTAACTTGAAATGTTTCTGTCTTGGCTTCCGTTGGCGCGGAAGCTTTTTTCGTGTCCGGAACTTCCCATGGTAATGATTCATCATTAAGAGCTGCACACATGGATTCAATGACATTACGGATCTCATTTAGCTGAGTGGTTATGTCGGCATTACAGCATATAATGCTCCTGATAAGTCCGATAGCGTATGCTTGGAGGTTCTTCCTCCCGGCAATTTTGGCAAAGTCGATGAACCAGGCTTTACGATCCAAACTTCTTGGCACCACCTTCAACCGCCATCTTCACATTTATTGCCTCTCTCAATGTCGCCAGGAATTCACCATTTGTAAAAGGGCCGCTTCTCCTAAGCACCTGAAAAACAGTTTCATCCTTTACTCCAATTGCTCCGATTGGGTCAATTGCCGTACGAATACCTCTCTCGACTCTGCTTGGTGAGGATCCATGTTCTTTTGCAACTTCTGGATATAACTCAGTTGTTAACCTGTAGAGTAACTGTGGGTTTTTACGAAGATGGTTCATCGCAGATTTTATAAACTCATAGCCTCTAATGTGAGCAGGTATGTTTAGTTTCTGCAGCGCGTTAATAACTTCGAGCTCGTATTTATCCAATTTGTTTCCTCCTATACGTTCTGTACTTACCTGAAATACGGTGTACAATCTCTAGACAGTCAGGACAATCTTTTGTAATAAACCAATTTGCCGGGTTAAGACCTAACTGTTTAAGATGGATTTTTTGCCTTCGAGTAGGGTTCTTGCCTTGCTTAATTGTTCATCCCTCCATTTCGCCAGTTTAGGCTTGTTCCGCTTCGCAGGGCCCATTAGTACGTGAATCGGAATTTCTTGAGGAACCCCAATTTGTAGAGTCTATAAACAGTGGGGTAACAGGCCTTTGCCCTAATATACGACCATCTGAATAATCAACTATGATTTTTTCATTGGCGCGAACCGTATTACCGCTCTGCATGATCTTTGACCAATGTTCGTGATGACGCTTCTTTTCCTGGACCAATTTATAGGCTTCAACTTCGAGCTTTACCCAATCTATTTTGAGCAACCGACGACAAAGTGCCTTCTTGATCCGCCCGATCATCTTCTCCCCTTCTTTCGTTTGCGCTTAGACCTCGGATAAGTCGAATACTTCTTTTCCCGCGAAAGTATCTTTGCTGGCTTTGTGCTTTTTGGGGCAAAGGTTGTTTCAGTAAGCCAATAACCTTCTTCGCCGAGATTCCAAACCGCTCCACAACGGCAAATATATTTGACTTCCCCTTCAGGAAAGCTTAAAGCATGTCCGCATATACAGGTTTTGATTGCTTGCTTTACCATCGGGTACCCCTCCCTTATAGTTTGACTCCCCGCTCCCTGAGCTCTTTCCGCCACCAGGCTTGCATTTCTGGTGTACAGTGCGTCAGGGCATCTTCCCACGTGGGCCAACGTCCGTGTTCTTTATAGAATTTGTACTGATAGTAAAGGCTTTGCGCTTTGTGTGGCATATCTGGTTTGTGGTCCACGCCGCACTCTTGGCAAACGTCCGGGGCGCATGGCATAAGCTTTCCTTCCTTGGCTATATCAATTTCAATTACCTTGACGCTTGGCGTGCATTTCCCTATATCGATAAACCAGCCCTCCAAAGTTTCAACTAATTGCATCCCTGAGCCCTTCTCTCCAACAACTTCTTCCGACTTTGGGCAATTATCCTCGCTGCATTCGTCGCACTCCTCGCATGATTTGTATAAATGCATCTTTTCCCATACAACAGCTGCTATTGTCGGGATGATTTTATGTTCGTGGAATATTGAATGGTTTTTACATGCTTCAAGGACAATGGATTTCATTCCCTCATCCTTATATTCTGGTCCAAAAAGTGATGGATTTTCCCAGAACAGGGCGCAAGGCCCTCCTTCAAATTCATAAACTAGCTTGGGGTTCTCAGTTTTCTCTTTCAATTTTTCCGTCCACCTCTCACATTTTTAAGCAGCATTCACTTCTGCCTTGGCCTCCTCCTCAGAGTCAAAGCTTCCGGCGAATTTACCGTCAATCCAGAGCTCGACATAACCGCGCTTCTGGACGATTTCATACGACACGCCATCACCTCCTTGATGTAGATTTACAGGGTTTTACTCTCCCTCTGTCGAAAGAGACTTGCACAAATAATTCCGCGAAAGGAGCAAAATCATTGAACGATATGGTCATTGGAGTTCTCTCCGGCATCATTGCGACTTACCTTGTCAAATGGCTGCAATATGTTTTTAAAGGAGATCAAGAAATTACTCATTCTGATACATCAAGGAAGTATGTCGATAAGGTTAAACGGCAGTTTTATTTTTGCTTTCCCTCTGCCATATTGCTGATAATCGTTAGTAGCTACATTCCAGCGGGGTCTTTCTTGTCTGTGTCCGTAATTTTATCCGCCGGCATTTTGTTTACCCTTTCACTGTTTGCTTTTATGTGTGCGGTAGCAGTAATCGAAGAACTTAAAAACAGCAATTCCGATAAAAAAGCCGATTAAGAAATTTTTTCACCCACCCCTCTCATTTAAGCTACCTTCCCACGGCCCAGGGCAGCAAAGCATCTGGCCGCGATCTCAACCGCCTGACTCAAGCTTGTCCCCATGCCGAAGTTGACGCGGTTGACTCGTATGTCCGTAGTGGCAAGGTCCATGACCTCCGCGAATTGAGTGTTGGTCATGGGACCCAGTTTTGATTCGAGGATTTTTCTGAACAATTCAACACCCCCTCTTTGATTGGAAGAATCTCCTTCCTGCTTTTCGTCCGCGTTGGTCTATTATGTGCTGGACTAACATACTCATAGATTGGGGACATGTTTGCGCTCGTCCCAAAAGACTTTAAAAAAATGCGGGGATTTTATCCCCTAAAGTATTTCAGCCATCTGTGCCACGAAATCTTCATTGTAGTGAGCCTCAACAATAAAGTTGCTCTCTACCCCATCCGGACAACATGCAAAATATGACACGCTATTAGCAGTACGAAAGGCTACTCCTAACCATGGCTTAAAACCACCGGCACCAGGCTTTTTCTCCCAACTAAAAACTTTAATGCCGTAAAGCCAGGACATCCCTTCATTTTCCTTGTAACAGCGTCGGACCGCTTCCATGAATGCTCTATGCCCATTTGCCAGATCCCCGAGCTTTTTAAAGTCTATCTTCCATCCGTTCTTGGTTTTTTCGACGATGGCCTCAACTTCCAGGTATTTCTTTTGGTACATGCTTTTAGCCATTACCTCAAGCCTCCTTGCCAGTCAGAACATCCGTCCCACCCGAGTTAATGAATTCCATGACTGCTCTAGTTGGGATCCGAATGCCACGGCCAATTTTGGTAGCTGGCAGCTTTTTTCGCTTCACAAGTTCGTACACTGTCCACCGGCTTACCTTCATGAGTTCAGCTACCTCATTGGGATAAAGCATTACGGCCTTCACTAAACTCTCTTCTCTCCCCACTTCTTCCATATCTAATCTCCTTTCACTTGGATCTCTACCATGTGATTACACTTCGGACACTTTGTCTTGAAGACCAAAGATCCGCGCAAACTAAATTCGGCAAGTTTTCGGCCACAATACGGGCAGCGGATCTGGTTCATCGGGCCTCATCTCCTTTCGTGGTGCAAACTGCAGTTTTCTCCGTCCCATATTTGGCATTTGTCGCGCATACAATCCTGGTATAAATGGATCATCGTGCCATTCTTTCCTCCGATGAGTGGCTGAAGAAACGGACACTTTCTAACTGGATGCTTGCCTTTAATTGTCATGATGTTCGCCCTCCATGATGAAAATTAGATCTTCCAGGTATCCTTAATTGCGCTTGGGGAACAGCTATAGTTAAGAAACTTCCTTAGAATCACTATTTGCTCTCAAATTGTGAGCACCATTCCCAAAAAAAATGTCCTCAACACTTACTCCGAAATATCTCGCAAGTCTTTTGGCCGTTTGTAAGCTTGGCGTTCTCTGTCCGGTTTCATACATTGCGATAGTGCTAACGCCTACCTTTAGGTCTTCAGCGACTTCCCTCTGGGTCTTATCCTTTTCGCTTCTTAGTTGGCTTAATGATTTTGCCATATCTTTAGACACTTCCTTTGATCACGATATGTGAGCTAGATTAATGTTATTTTACTTCACGTTACGTGAGTATGTCAAGGCTTCAATTAAAATATTTTCACTTTACGTGAGCATACGTTTTTAAACTTCACACTATGTGATATTCTAAATATAGAATCATTTGGGAGGAATTGTAATGGAATTGCAGGATGTTCTTAAGGCTCTGCGCTCGAATAAAGCACTTAGCCAACGTGAATTGGCTAAAATGTTAAACGTCTCTCCCAGCACTATAGCGATGTATGAAACTGGACAGAGAACTCCAGATACAGATACAATCAAAATGTTTGCAGATTTTTTTAATGTCTCTACAGACTACCTCCTTGGCCGAACCGCTGACCCCAATCCCCTTTCAGCTGAAGATGATCCAGACGACGAAATCCAGCCCACGCCTCCCGAGCGGATCCGGACGTTCCAAAAGAAAATAGGCGAACTAAGCGAAGAAAGCCTCACCTTTCTCGAATTCCAGCTTGAACGACTGCGAGAACTTGACCGTGAAGCGGTTAAGCGTAGAAGGGCAGAACGCGATGCTAAAAACGAAAAAAAATAAATATACCAACCATAAAAAAACAACTACCTCATAAGGTAGTTGTTGCTGTTTCCAGAGGTTTCGACAAAACAACCGTAATAACTCATATTTACCACGAATCGTTACATAAATCCTAAAATTTATGACAGCAAGGTGGAGACGCGATGTGGAATGACGGTGAAATGATGGCACGATCCTTTTTCCAAAGTTATTTACTACACGAAGACTTCCCGCTTGACCTTAAACGAGTTGCGCTGGCCATCGATACCAAGCTAGACATTGATGTAGTTATCGAAGAATGCGATAACGTTCCAAAAGAAATAACCGCTCAACTTACCTGCTCAGATTGGATTGCCCTAATTTTAGTAAACCGTTACCACTCAGAACATAAGAAACGTTTCGGGATTGCTCATGAATTTGGCCACTTAGTCATGGACCATCAACACGGAAATCTCCAGCCAGGATCAAGTGAACCGGATCGCGAGAAAGAGGAAGCTAATAACTTTGCGGCCGCATTGCTAATGCCAGCCTGGCACGTCTTAGGCTTGGTAAGGAAATATCCAGATAGCCTTACATTTCTGATTCAGAAGATTTCGACGTATTTTGGCGTTAGCATCGAAGCAGCAGCCAGGCGTTTGGCTGGCACCGATTTTCTCCCTGGGCTCTTTGCGCTCGTAGATCCGAACCTCGGCCGCTTGGATTGGGAGTACCATTCACCAAGCATCCACTTAGATCGAGAGGCTTTTAGAGAATTTTTAGTACGTTATTACACAAAGCCCAATAAACGCGAGGAAGATCTTGAAGTCATGGGGTACCCATTCCGGATCGAGACAAAGCGGATGTGGGGGAAATATCTCTTAACGTGTATGCCATTCAGTATGGCAGCTCTGTGCGCCAGGGAGACAGCGGCTGGGTATGGGAGATAGGTAGATCAACAAACTATGTCTAAGGCCAATGGTAAAATGAGAGGAGAAAACTGATGTCTAAACATTCTGTAAAGGCTTACCAACTTCAACTATACTTTCACCCAGAAGAGGGTAGCCTAAAAATGAGGGTTGCTTGGGATTCTGCCAAATTTATTGAAATACTAGAAAATCTTTCTACCGCAAGTAATTATGACGACCTAGAAAACAAATGGTTCTTATATTTAGACTTCTATAATAAGGATGATCTTTATATCTGGGGAGCCTTTAAAGGTGCTTACTATGGCGAAACCAGAAACCTCCTAGATCAGGCAAGAAAAGAACGTAAAAAGTGGAAGAAACCAACTGAGGGTGTAAATCAAGAGGTACATTTTGTAATTCGTAAAAAAGATGGATATTGCCTATTAGAGCATTTTCCACATTGTGATTTCGGAGTTAGTAATTTTAGTCGATATTTTTCAGAAATGACAGATGCGGTCCGAGAAGTGTCATTTGAGAAATTAATTCAAGATGGTTTTGTTGAACAAATCAAGAAAATGCCAAAATTATCAGCTATACAAATACGTGTAAGGACTAAAAACATTATTGAAGGCCAAGCGCAAGTATTTAATAATTTGCAAGCTGATATAGGCGATACAGATACTGAATATGTTACTCTTAGATTAACTGGAAAAAGAGGTAAGCATGGTGGCCTTAATATCGGGGCTGTTAAAGATTTAATTCATCCCTTTATTGGAGATAGAAAAGTGATTGTTTCGGCAAGAGCGGAGGGGACAGTTGCGGGTCACCGTAGTATAATTACCCTAGACGGATTCCAAGAAAAATACAACCTAGATGCCGTAACGAGAAACATGATGATCGAGGAAATGAAAGTAATTATTCAAGAAAGAGCCACCATCGATTAAAAAGCGAGGTGCGTTAACGTGTCTAGAGCATTAAAACTCATAGCCAAATTAGTCCACAAAGAGGCTTTAAGAGTATTTAGGACTTACTGGAAGATATCCACTTCTCATGAGAAATGGTTTGATTTTTTGTGCTCAATTTCGGCAACGCTCTTTCTCTTGATAATAATTAGTTATGCGAATTTCTCATTTGCAAATTTAACAAAGTTCTTTGAAGGCTTATTCGGGACGATATTAACCATACTATCAGTTTTAGCTGGATTTAACGTTACCAGTGTTACTATACTCTCGAGCTCCCAATCCCCCGTTATTTTGAAAATGAGATCTACCCCATTGTCTGACGGGAAGAACAATGAACTAACACAGTTTGTTTGTTATTTCTCATGGGCCATCATCTTGCAATTAACTATTTTACTTTACTCTATTCTTTTGTTTTTCTTTGTAAAGATACTTACACCTATTTATATTAATCTCTTTATATTTGCAGTTGCCTTATGGTTATTTGGGATCCTATACTCAATTTTACTTTCAGTAAGAAATGCATCCAATATATTTCTATTCTTCATTGTTGACTCTAATAGTTAAGCCTTGACATCTTTATACTTAATCGTTATTCTTATCCTAAGAGCGCCAGAGGACCAGTGCCGGATCGCGATCGGCGAGAGACCCAGAGCGCCATATTTCTAAGAGGGCCATCAGAGCCCCACATTTTTTCCTTCGGGAAGAAGTGTGGGGCTTTTGTTTTTAGAGCCCCGGCAACAATGGGAGAAGTCAAAATGAGAGCACATGTCGAGAAACGCTCAAAGGACCGTTACACTATCGTCATAGACAAAGGGCGTAATGCTGACGGGGAAAGGGACAGGGAATATATCCCGACGGAAATCACAAATAAACGAAAAGCCCAAGAAGAAGCGGACCGGATACTCCTGGAATATCGAAACGGAAACTACATTCCTCCGTCCTCCTTAACGTTTAGCGAGTACCTGGACGTTTGGCTAAAGGATTACGGCTTACAAAAACTCAGTGACAGAACATATGAGTTTTATGACTGCATGTTTAGGTTACACACAAAGCCACAACTTGGCTCAAATCTCTTAGATCAGCTTCAGCCCCTGCACATTCAAAGGTATTATAACTATTTAAGAGGCGAAAGCAGAAAAGACGGAAAGACCGGTGGATTATCAGAAGCAACCATCTTTAAGCATCACTGCATACTCCATAAAGCTTTAAAGACAGCCGTGAAATGGAAGATGATTCGTGAGAACCCTGCTGATTTTGTGGAGATCCCAAAGCGGCCAGATTCCGATACAGCGTCTTACTACGAACCGGAGCAAGCGGTTACCATGTTGAAGTGTGCGAGTAATGAACCGATTGATAAATATGCCATGATCTCAATTGCAGTTTATGGAGGAACACGCCGTGGTGAAACCATTGGCCTAAGGTGGCAGGACATCGACTGGGATAACTGTGTTCTCAAGATAAGGCAAACAGTACAATATACAAAGCAAAGAGGCATCTTCATCAAGGGGACTAAGAGTAAAAAAGGGAAGCGCGATATTAAGGTTCCAGAGTCGGTTATTGACTCACTAAAGATCCATCAAGCAAACCAGCAAAAACTAAAGGACGACCTACAAACGGATTACATCGATAATGACTTAGTGTTTTGCCAGGATGATGGGAAGCCTATGTTTCCGGATACCATCACAAGTTGGTTCCAAAAGTTTCTTAAAAAGCATAATCTCCCTAAGATACGCTTTCACGATTTACGCCATACGAACATTACAATTATGATAGCCAATAAGATACCGGATATTGAGATCGCACGACGAGCGGGCCACGCTGATCCGGCGACCCCTCACCGCCTATATGGGCATGTTTATGCAAGCATGAAGGATGAAGCAGCGAATGCTATCGAAAATGCGTTACAACCTGTGGCGAAAAAACCAGATCCGGAGCCCGCTCCAAGCGCGAAGGTTATCGCCTTTCCAAGGAGGAATCTTGCTTAA